AGTCGTTTTGGTATCAAAAAAAGTGCCTCCACGCAGGAGGCACAATCGGGGAGACACCCAAGGAAGGAGCGCCCCAATTGTGCCAGATTTATCTTGCAGACGGAAACAGCAGTTCTGGTTGCTTTTGTGCGCCTTTCACCAGCAACTCTTGCGCTGTCATCTCGACCATGTGTTGCCGACCATAACCCGGTGAGACAAACTTTCCACGCTTCAGCCAGTGTGGAACCCAGGTGATGCCTCTCAAAACATAACAGTCTGTGGCCAGCTTCATACGATCGTCTCCTTTATAAACACCCCGTTAGGCATCAGAGTGCCTTTCCGGTCTTTGATCTCGTTATACGCACCTTCCAGGCAATCCAGCATATCCAGCCCTGCAAGCTCACAGAAGTTGATCATGCATACCAGAACATCGCCCACAGCATCAGCGGTTAGAGCAACATCCTTCTTTGCAATCCCATCTGCAAGCTCACCCATCTCACTGACCATCTTGAGAAACTGAGCGTTAGCTGTTGAGTTTGGGATGATCTGTCTGGCCCGACTCCAACCGACAACCCGCACATAAAGCTCATCGAAAGACATTGTTGCCATGATCAGACTCCTTCTGGATTTTCAGAAACTGAGACATGAGTCTGGCTTGTGCTGCCATTTCCACCAACAAATTTTGAGCTTCGTTGTAATTTTTGTTCAAAAGTTGGATCCACAGATTTCCAGTCATCTGATTCAGGGTCAGCCAGTGCGACGACCAGTCCACCGGGTTGTTGAGCATCCCAGAGCCTCTTGTTGAACCGGAATGCTCGTCTGTCTTCTGAGTTGAATGATCCAATCTTTTTCTCCGTGTCATCGTCCATTGCTTTGATAAGTGCTTTTCGGAAGTAACTTACCTCGATATCCAGGTAGTGCAGATAACTTTCCAACGCATCTGTCCACAGAAAATCGTGAGCGGTTAAGCAGTCGAATGTCAGTTTGAAGTGCTTTTCTCCGAATGGTTTGAATGGTTTGATGCAAGCATCACGCATTGCGGTTGCGACAACCGCTGCGATCAACCGTTGCTCTGGGATTGATTTGTAGACCTGATCAAGTTCTGGTGTCACCGACGATCTCCTTCTTTAGGTTGTCAGGGATTTTGGGAATGGGAAACCAACCGATATACCACTTTTCTTTCCCGTCCCACCATCCTGTTGTTGCAATTCCAGCCTTGTTGAGTAGCTGAACTTTCTTGTTGATTGGACAGGTGTCCATCGTGCGAAAGAATAGGCTTGCGTCTGTCTGTGCGTTGTCTGGCTGCATCAGTCCCTCAACAATGCACCGATGGATGTGCGCTGATCTTTCTTGACAAACGCAGCGACAAGCTCTGCAAACCGGGTAAGTTGCTCATCGATGACATGATGAGTGTGTGAGATGCAGTTGGGCTGGAATTGCCTGGACTCCTGGTCGATGATGAATCCAGCCTCTGCTGCCATGCGAATGATGTCATCGTGTGTCACCCGTTCTTCTCCTTTAGCTTTGCCTCGAGGTAGCGAGCAAACTGTTGACACCAATCGTCCGGGTCGGTGTTCCAATCGTTTGGGGTTTCGTACTCGACATGGCAAAACCCCTCATGTACTTCCTCATCCGTTAGCCCGATCCATTGGCGCTGTGCGGCGGGTGGGGTGGTGTAGAGGGGTTCCCAATGTTTACCAACAACTGAATATTGTTTTGCCGCCAAAGGAAAAACATTGCCATATTCGTCAAGCCACGCCACCGGCACCTGCTTGTAAACCTTAGACTCAGGGATTTCCTGCGTCACTACCTTATCGCCATCGAACCATGTCTTTGTGATGTGTGTTGGCATGTGTTCTTCTCCTTAAGTTTTGCTTCGGTGATCATTTTCTGCTCATCTTGGTACTGCTTTCTCCATTCCAACCGACGAGCTAGTATTTCCAAGTAGCAGCTTTCACTGCCCACATTTGCCCGGTCTGGATCTCGGTAATAGCGATACTCGCCATACGAGCAATCTCGTTGTTAGGTTGATTGGTTCGTAGTTCGTGAATCTCGTCAATCAAGTCCGCGCACTTGCGCTTGATCGCATCTACCGTCGGATCGTTCGACGGATTGAAGGTCAGGCCAACTGCTTTCATACCAAAGGTCAGATCATCACTCATTGCAACCTCCTGTTGCGGTTAAAAAACTCACCTCTGCTTAAAACCAAGACGCCGCATACCCAACTCGATCAGCATTGCTGCGTCCTCAAGGCTGTTCTGACTGCTGCTCATGCCTGTCTGCCACTCGCCACCGATTCGCTTTCCGACCAGACCGACCGTGACGATCTCGCCTGCCTTGGCGTCCTCTAGCCACTGCTCAAGCATTGCAATCGCGTCGCTGTTGTCTGGTGTAGTGGCTTTGATAAATGGTTTGATGTTGTCGGTCATTTCTCACCTCTTGCTTTCTTGAGTGCAGCCCTTGCCATTGGCGCGGCTTCTCTGCCTCTTCGATTGCAACGCGTTCAGCAGCAACAACAAGGCTGGCAAACCTATCAAATACATTTACATACTCCAGCCAGTCCATGTTTTCAGAATCAAACCATTCGATTGCTTTTGACTCGTGCATCATTTGTTTTATTTGTTGCCTAGTCATTCTGATACTCCCTAACGCGATCCATCTGAATGTCGATGCTAATCCAGTCTTTGTCGGTAGCTTTACGCTCCAACCACGGTGCTGGCCTACCTCTGCGGTCACACACTTGATAAGTTGCATCGCTCCATCCGTAGTAGTCCAGATCCGATGCAGAGTTGCGAGAGAAAGATCCATTGACTCGCTCATAGCTGACCAGCTTGACGATGCAAGGGATGCCTTGAATCCTGGTTTCAATTTCCATTATCTTCGCTCCAGTTTTCCATCGGGGTTAGAAGCTTCTGCTGTCAGTGACTGCACTGGAACCTCGTATGTGGCCCAGGTTGCTCCGCAGTCATGACATTTCTTCCTTCTCCAGATCCACCAGTATCGAGTGTCTTTCCTGGTCTCCAGCGTCTTGGAATCCCAAGATCCACACTCAACACACGTGCTCATCCTCAACCTCGACCTGCAATGAATCCAGAACCACTTTGATGTTGACCTGCGCGTCCAATGTCGCAATGAACTTAAGATGATCCGGGCAATCCTTCTGGTTCTGCGCCCATTTGATCGCTTGCAGTGCGATTGCAAGGGTTGATGCTTTGATCTTCATTTCTGCTCCTTGTTGGTCTCATCAGTGCCAGCATCACTGGCAGACCGGCTCTCGCCGGTTTCGACCTAACGCACCAGATTATTTACTTGCCAGCCCACTTTTTAAGAAAGCGTTTGATCTTGTTGATGTCTGCGCGTGATGGCATATCGTCATCGCGCTCACCCTCCTCGATTAGATCAATCTCGTGTCGCGCTCGGTACACCATGTGACTGATGTCTTCTGGCATATCCAGAGGATCAATCCGCACTTCTGGAAGCTTGCAGTATTCAGCGTAGGCTTTGTCGTACAAGTTGCTCATGTTTGCTACTCCTGTTGTGTGTGTCGATGGAGTAACTTTACATGAACCTTGCAGTCCTGTGTGAACTTTCTGCAAAATATTTTTTAATCGACAGCGACAGGTCTATAGATTTCCTTTATAGCCAGCAGTTGACCTCTAGCCTCCGGAGTGCAGTCCCGTCCGTCTGTGGCTATGTGGTGACCCCAGATGTCTCTGAGCCTAGTGTCGTGCTTGATGCCTCTGTGCAGCAGTAAGACAGCCTGTGCTGACTTTGGATGCTTTGCCCAATGCAGGAAATCGAACCCACTCGTCCTGGTCTGCCTGACTGCTGACTCGATGATCCGCTGGCCTTCCGGTGTGATCTCTTTCGCCGGTGGTGGCAGCGCAGGTTTGTGTTCTGGCCTGTTGTGTTCCTTGCAGAGCTTGATGAACTCACCGAGCGCCGGTGGCCAGTCCGGTGGGTTTGTCGCCAAAGACGCCAGCGCAGCACGAATGGCATCAGGGTTAGCTGATCGCAGATACTGCTCCCAAGCTGCCGACAGATCAGACCATGATTGATCTGACACATTGAACACAGATTTGGTCTTGTTGCTGCCAAACAGCGTCTCAAAACGGAACAGAATCCTCTGGAAGTACGGGTACTTTTCCATTGCTCGCCTCCATGTCGATGGTGTCGAAACTTGAAAATCTTGCTTTCCAACTATCGTCTTTGCGCTGCTTCTCTGTCACAGCACGTTGATTGCGAACCCAGTTCCTCCATGTTGCAAACCAATCAGCTTTTACGCCTTTTGCCCCTGGTACTGCAATCCAGTAGTCGTAAAACGTATTCCAAACCTTGACTGGGTTTAGCTCTGGTCTCTCTGACCTACAGAACTCGCTCCACTCATCAGGAAGCTCTGTAAACGGTATGCGTGTGCCTCTATTCTTTTGTTTACTTGATGATTCCTTGATGGTTAAGGGTGAACCACGTTCGGGGGTGGGGTGAACGTCGTTCGGGGGTGGGGTGAAGCTGCTTCGGGGGTGAACGTCGTTCGGGGGTGAACCACGTTCGGGGGTTACAACATAGATCGTCGCTCGTCCAATCCTAAAATTCCTGCTCAAATACCCGTTCTGTTCAAGCCATGACAATGAAGACTGAACAGCCCTATCTGAAAGTGAGCACTTACGTTCAAGCAATGAAATGCTTGGGAAGCACTGGCCTTGCTCATTAGCGTTGTCACACAAAGCAAGCAAAACAAGTTTTTGAGTCGCAGGAATTTCTGCGTCAAACGCCATACACATTAACTTAATGCTCATTTTGAGCACCTATCAATGTGATCGTTCAACAAATCTTCAAACTCATCCAAAAACTCTCTATCTTCTAACAAGTTACAAAAATATTTAATATCATCAAGCCCACAATACGCAAACATTTTTGCAATTATCTTGCCAAACAAAATCTCATACTCTTGGGAAAACACCCTTGGATGAATAATTCCTACATAACGAGAGTTAGGCTGTTCTGATATAAGCCCAGAAAGCACTTCTGAAAAATCAAGATAAGAATACGGAAGCAAATTGTTGATCATTTGCTTTTGTTTGTGTATGCACTCATGACAAGCTTCACACAAACAAACAAAATTGCTTAATTCATATTCCCAAGGGTTTTTCCCTTGTTTATAGTTTTTATGATGAACGTTAAGAGTAGACTCTTTGTCTCCACAGCGTTCGCAAGCAAAGTTAGCCCGTTGCATCGTTTCTAAACGAGCCTTTTGCCATTTTGGATTGCGGAGCAAAGCTCCATAAGAACTTTTGAAGTTGCTTTTTGACAAGGCAATCTCCATCGGTGCTGGCCTATCCGGTGAGAATTCCGGCAGGTCTGCACCCAGGACGGGTTAAGAAACGGTCAGATAGACCAGCCCGATGGAGACTGACTCACTGACCTGCTATGCGCTTCTCACGGCGCAGAACAATCTTACAATGCTCATCGACACATTGCAAAAAACGGGTCAAACGCTTGCCGAGCCTTCTCCTTCTCCCTCCACCTGCGCTTGACCAGTGTGTTTGGCTCTCGGGGTGGCCTGGGAAGGTCTCTGCCCTGTCCAAAGCGGTACATAGGTAACTTGATCCGGCCATTCAGCACAACATCCCAATCAGCAATGTGGGCCATCTTCCGCTGATGCATCTTCTTCAGCACTGCTCTGCAAGTGTCAGTTGAGATGCCTGTCTGCCTTGCAAGCTCCTGCGCTGTCATCGGCTCCCGCTGCACCAACACAATCAGGTCAAGCAATGAGTCTGGAAGGCTCACTTTGGCCCTACTAGGTTTTGTTCGAACAACACCAGAATTGTTTTTCTCCATGCTGCTTCCCATAGTTCCTTCCGCTCTCCGTAGTTGAGTTTCGATCCCTGATCAATGTTGTGGTGACAAGACACACACAGAGCCGCGACATAGCAGTCATGCGCCTTGATAGCCATGCCTTTGCCGTACTCTGACCAGTTAGCATGAGCAGCTTGAGTCTCGTCCTCCTTGCCGCACAGTTGACACGGCAGACTGGCGACTGCTCTAAGCAGTGGTTTGCTCCGATACATCAGAAAAGAACCTCCTGTTCTAAACGCTGAACCCACTTTCCAGCTGGATTGTTTGCATTCACTCGCTTTGCCATGCATCCAGCGCAGAACGTGTTTCCAGAGTGATTGACTGCAACATTTGTGGAATCTGCACTGGCAAGCGGATACTCTGTCTGACCAAGCATTCTTAAACCATGAACCCAGGGAAGCCTGTTAAAGGTTCTATCAAGAGCGTTGAAAGCCTCATCCATCCTTGCTGACCACTTTGGACTACCAACTTGCCAATACTCTCCAGCTGATCCGAAACAAACCTTACCCCACTGATCGGCAAGCTCCAAAAGGTAGTCAATAGGCAACCCAAGATGCCATACAGGAATCCCGAGAGACTTAGGGAATGGCCATGTCTTAACCATTTCCTTCTGCTGCTCGACAGTTCCGTCTATGACATCTGGCACAACTGCCCAATGCGGATGACCAAGCAAAGGATCAACCCACTCGTAAAACCCATCTAAATCAAACGGTACTCCTCTTGTTTTGCAACTGAATGCGCCGTTATCAAACATGATGCTTTGTCCAATCTGCAAGCATTTACGCAGCGAGTCTGGACGGAAGTACGACACACAGAAGTGTTGACCAACCATTGAATCCAAAGCAATCAACGGTGTGATTGGTGTTCCGTGGTAATGGATCATTTTCTCAGCATCCATGACCACAGTGCGCCACCGACAACCTTGGCAGCAAACTGAAGCAAAACAATTGCTGGCATCAGCGAACCGAATGCAATAGTTGGGAAAATTAGTGAGTCAACCGCAGCACCAGCTGCATTGGAAGCATTGCTCTTTATCAACCACTGTTTGGAAACCAGTCGTTGATACACGAATGCGTCAACCAATCCAGCAGCAATGAATGCAATCACAGAAGCAATAGCAATGTTGATTGAAGCCGGATTAAGCACAAACGAAATAGCTCCAGCACCAACAATCAGCGCAAACATCTTTGACCACAAATGCTCTTTCCACCGTTCGTGCAATTTGTCTCGTAAAGACAGATCAAGACCAATCAACAGAAACGCATTGATTGGACTAACCCAAGGCCCAAAATAAGACACAGACAAATTAGCCAACACCAATGCACACAGATAAATCAGAACCATGTCACGCTCCTTTGTTGTACCAACGTAAAATTTCACTCTCCAACAGTTCCCGACCATCCTTACCTCTCGACCGTTCAACACCGTCCAGGATCTCCCTCCTGGCCTTCAATGGTTGAGAGAGGACGAATCGCGCCTGACAGTACATGGCCCACTCTTTCGAGTGCAGACCCACTACGCTTCCGTCTGGTAAATGCTTGGCAACTGCATGATCGTGTCTCTCTCCACACGCATAGCAGACAAGGATTCCGTCCATACCAGTCCCCTTTCCGTTGCCCATGCAATCACCTGCTCAACGTACTCTGAGAATGCCGCGGTCGTCATCCCTGTCGTCGTCGGCTCCAGTTCGACCATCTGACCACCTGGAAGCTCTTTCATCCGTCCAGGCAGCAACAGCGTCTTGAAGTAGATGTGCCAAGTATCAGGATGATGCCCTTGTCCTCCAGGCATGATCTGCTCACTGATCGCTTGCAAGACTGCCCAATAGAGCGAGTTCTGAGCGGTTGAGCGGTTGGGTTTGGAGATCGACACCACCCATCCAGGTTTAGCGGCTTGTACGGCTTCTAAAGCACGTTTACGGGCATCTTCGTTTGTCAGCGGGATCAGCATAGCTCCTCCACCTTGCACTGCCACCTGTTGCCTTCCTTGTGCCAACCGTGGATCTGGATGCGCCAGCCTGATCTGACCATCTCGGCATAGGCATCCGAGTCCTGGATCTTGTGCCGCCTAGCTGCCATGTTTGCCTTGCTTGTCGTTTGCACTGCCAGCGTCTCACCGTTGCCGATTGCAAGGATGTCGATGCAGCCAAACAGGTCATGCTTGCGCTTGGTGAAAGCGTTGTAATGCTCGACGATGGCAACACGGTAGCCATCACCCTCAAGCTGCCACTTGCTTCGTGCTGTCAGTGTTGTCATTGAAAAACCCCGGAACAAGCCACTCTTTGCGAACCTTGCCACCAGTCAACTCCTCGATCTGGAGCGCCCTGGGCAGCGGGACACGTCCAGCTTTCCTCCATGAGTACAGGTTCTGACGGTGGAGCTTGAGAGCAAGACAGAGCTTGCCCTTGCCGCCAAGAATGGCAGCAGCGTAGTCGAGAGCATTGGGAACGTTCATTGTGTTACCTCCTGACCACATTACAACACATTGCCAATCGCTTGACAAGCACAACAGACTGGTTTACAGTAGCTTCACCTTCAACAAGGAGCAAACATGGAAAACGATCAGGATCGCTGGGAGTACGAGGTGCAGCGTCACCAGGAGATGGACGACCTGAAGCAGAAGGTGATCGATGCTCTGGGCTGGTCGATTGCGTTCTCGCTGCTGATGCTGTTGTTCTGGCTTGCACTTGCAGCATGATCAACGACCCCAACTTCGTCTGGCGAAACAGCGCAGCTACAGACGTCACCATTACATGGCGCAAGTTTGGTTGGACACCCATCTCAGAAAGGACAGACAATGAAGCAGATCGCATCAAGTTAAGGCATAAGGAGTTCAATCATGTCTCCAGAACTGAGAATGCAAGAAGCAATGTTGATCAAAAAATCAATTGCTCCACGAAAACGCACGAATCAACATAGCAGTGGAACGCCACTTGAACGCTTTTGGAGAATGGTTGTCACAGGATCTTCTGATTGTTGGTACTGGACTGGATCAATCAATAGGATTGGATATGGTGTTTTTGTTGCATTAAATGAAACAAAAGCTCACCGTGCAGCTTATAAGCTGTTTTGCGGAGAAATTCCTAATGGTATGTTTGTTTTGCACAAGTGTGACACTCGTTGCTGTGTCAACCCCAAACATTTGATGCTTGGAACTCAAGCAGACAATGTAAAAGACATGGTTGATAAAGGAAGAGCAAAGCAAACACCTCTTCATGGAGAAAAAAATCCAAGATCAAAACTTACACAATCACAGGTTGACGAAATACGGGTTCGTGTAGCAAATGGTGAAACACAAAGATCAATGTGCAAGATTTTTGATGTTTCACCAATGACAATAAATCGCATCATTCGCGGAGAGACATGGAAATGAAGGTCTATCAAGCAATCAATGCAGTACAGGCAGCACTAGCTCAAACCGGCATCACAAAGGATCGCAAGAACCAGCAACAGGGGTACTCGTTTCGCGGGATCGATGATGTCTACAATGCGCTTGCGCCGTTGCTTGCAAAACATGGGTTGTGCATTCTTCCTCGTATCCTTTCGCGTCAATGCGTAGAACGTGCAAGCGCAAAAGGTGGTGTTCTATTCAACGTAACAGTTGAAGCAGAGTTCGACTTCGTTTGCGCTGAAGACGGAAGCAAGCACATCGTCAGGACATTCGGTGAAGCAATGGATTCTGCTGACAAAGCCACTAACAAGGCAATGTCCGCTGCATACAAATACGCAGCATTCCAGGCATTTGCTATCCCAACAGAAGGAGATAATGACGCAGACGCGCATTATCATGAGATAAAAAAACATGACGCGCTAAACCCTGAAGTGATCGCACAGATCATCCTCAACACTCAGTCGATGGATGACCTCAAGTCATGCTATGCAAAAGCCTTCAAAGAATTCCAGGGGAATCAGGCTGCTCTGGCAGTGATTGAAGAAGCAAAGAATAAGCGTAAGGCTGAACTGATGGAGATCAAGTGATGGAACAGCGCAGCCCAGAATGGTTTGCTGCGCGTCTCGGGTCAGTCACCGCATCCAGGGTATCGGATGCTCTGGCTGGCCCGGATACAGCATCCAGACGCAACTACCTCGTCCAGCTTGTCACAGAGCGTCTGACAGGCCAACAGCAGGAGTCATTCACCAACGCAGCAATGCAATGGGGGACAGACACAGAACCTCTAGCGCGTGTTGTGTATCAAGCCACGCTGAAAGGAGATGCCTTCGTCTCCGATGCTCCATTCGTAAAACACCCAACCATCGAATGGTTTGGCGCATCACCAGACGGGTATGTCGAGGACGGACTGCTGGAGGTCAAATGTCCTAACAGTACAACCCACATCGACTACCTGATGGCTGGCAAGGTTCCAACCAAGTACCACAAGCAGATGCTGGCTCAGTTAGCTTGCACAGGCAGGGAATGGGTGGACTTTGTATCGTTCGATCCTAGAGTCCCGGAGCATCTGCAACTGTTTGTCGTGCGATTCCAACCCAAGAAGGAGGAGATACAGAAGCTGGAAGAAGGAGTGCAGAAGTTCTTGGATGAAGTCAACAAAGCAATGGAGGCTCTAAATGCCCGTCAAGTTTGATGTTGTTGCCGCGACCGGAACCTACACCGCTAAAGACGGTTCCGAGAAGAAGTCTTGGATGAAGATTGGATCAGTCATCCAAACCCAGAAAGGTCTGAGCCTGAAGCTCAACGCTGTCCCGGTTGGTTGGGATGGGTGGGCAATGCTGGCTGAACCGAAAGAAGCACCGAAACCAAAGGCAGACTACGATGACGATCCACCTTTTTGAGCCAGACTGCCAGACACCAGAGCAATCCCTAGAGCTTGCTTTGGTGTTGGATCAGGCTGAAATTTATCTGTGCAACAAATGCAACTGCTATCACATCCGAGCAATCACGGATGCAGCATCAGCAACGCTTGCCGACGAACATCAGTGACACGGCGCTCCCAACCTCGACCGAATGTGTCCCAGGTTGGGAGTTCCTGCAAGAACTTCAACCGCGCAGCACAGTAAGCATCGATGACCTGACGCGCATCAGCAGCGTTTATAGCCTTCATCGTCACCGGCCCGATAGCTCCATCAGCCGTGACACCAATCGCCTCCTGTAGGAACTTTGTAGCCCTCCCAGGCCCACTGTTGATTGCGGTGTCAAACACGCAGTAGTCGATCCCGGTAGGAAGATCGTCACCCTTCACCGCATCCCAATACTTCTGGCGATAGAGCGGCATGACATCAGCAGGTGACAGGTTTCTCATGTCTTCTGCGCTGACAGGATGACCACACCACTTCTCCCAGGTTGCCTTTGTGCATCCAAGGTTAGTGATCCCACCAGGATCTCTCGGATGGTCAACGTATCCACCCTCGTGATGCAGCACAAAATCCAGACACTGCGGAAAGTTTCCCTTCACTTCTTAGCCCTCATGTCAATGATTTTTTCCAGAGTCCTGCCGCCGAAATAGAAGCTCATGATCAGCATTCCCCACTGACCAAGAAGCTCGACATAATTCTGATTGGTGTCCTTGCCAAACGCACTCATCATGGCAAAGGTGAAATATCCAGCAAGGATGAAGATCAGCGTCATCGGTCGGATATTCTTGGACAGCCATGAGTCGCTGCCCATATCGGCCTTTAGCCGTTCTGTCAGATTACTCTGCTCTGCCTTGAACAACTCGGTTTCGTTAGCCATCTTTGCTAACTCACCGTTCTGCTGCATCAGCGCAAGCTCTGCTTGAGCCTTGGCTTTAGCCTCTGGATCGGGAATTACCTTATCAAGGATCTTCCCTGCAAACGGTAGCAACGCACTAATTGCTGGCAGCATTGCGCTTCTCCAGTGCTGATGACAATGATTTCCGGCCTACAACACCACCAATCGCGCCGATACACAACAACATAATATCTTTCAAGATAGCGAGGAATGCTTCATCAATCGGGCTGATCCTCTCCATGTCATGCTCGACAAACAGCACACCACCAAGGATCGTCAGCACAGACACAACAAGGATGCCGGTCAGTGACAGAGTGATTGCCGCCCAGACTCTGACCTCGATTTCTTCGTTGGTCATTCCATTTTCTCAACGATGAATGCAATCATGTGATAAATGATGATGCCGCCCATTGCTAAAGCAATGCTGATGAAAATACCATCTGCACTCATGCGGATCAGTTTCTTGCGTCTACGAATCTGCTCGTAGATCATCTTTTCACGCTTTTCTTTTATGCCTCGGCGCATCATGATGAACTCGTTATAACCTTCCTTGCCGAGCCACCACAGTTCACCCAGCGTGAACATATGCCGGATCTCTTCCTCCATCTGCTGGATCTTGATCTTAGCAGCATAGGTGTCGAATGCTTCAGCAGTCGCTGATTTCTTCCACACCAGTTTCTTGAAGATCGGAGGAGGCTTGTTAGCGTTCTCTTCCTCGGTGCGGATCCATTCCTGCAGATCAGCAACAGCACCCGCCCACTTGCCTAGCTGACCAAATACATCTTCAGCTTCCCTGCCAATCTCAACTGCTTTTTTAAGACCGTTGAAAACCGCAGTTGCTGTGGCCAGCAGGGTGACTGGATCAAGCATTACCTAACCCAATTGTCCCAGGCTGTTTTCATAACCAGCAGAGCAGCGCCGATACCTGCAAGCCACTTCATAAACGCTACAAGCGTCTGAGCGGTTCTCCAGGCTTCTGCTAGGTCTTTGATACTGGTGTTGATGTCATCGACCTTCTGCTAGCTTCTCAACCTGGGCCTTTAGTTGTTCGACCTCGCTCATGGCAATCACTCGTAGATGATGTTAACTGAACCAGCATCAAACGCATCAGTTCCGCTTACAGTTGTGATGCGAACACGATCAAGAGTCCCAGACAAAGACACATCACCAGCACCAAAATCAACGACACCAGTGTTATCTGTCTTGGCAGTGTGAGATGAAACCCATGAGTTTGAACTGATATTGGTCAACAGCATATGACCACTCAGAGCGCCAGATGCACCAATAAGCCGCACAGCAAAACCGCTAGTAGATGACAAAGTTCCACCACCAGAACCGTTGCTTCCGACACCAGTTGAAACATAACCAGTCGTTGTTACGCCAGAACTAGTGCCAACCTGCACAAGAAATGAATCAGTGCCATTAGTGCTGACACCAGCAAACATGATGGTAATACGCTTCACCCAAGACGGAATGCCAGTGAAGTCAATGAATGTTCCGCTAGTGGTTGCCTGTGCGGTAGCACGAACCAACGCTCCTTGCCGCAGAGCATCCGGAGTGATTGCCCTAGTCGTATCCGTTCCCGTCTGAACTTCTGCACTGGTGGCAAGCTCTACAGCGCCGACATAGGTTGTCGATGCAGACTGCTTCAACGCATCAAACGCAGCCAGTGCAGTCGTCTGACCAGTCCCACCATTGGCAATAGGCAGCGTTCCAGCAACCTCAGAACCAAGTGCAACAGTTGCAGAGGTGGTGACAGCAGAAGTCCCCGCACCCTTCAAGAACTGACCGGATGCCAGAGTCGTTACCCCGGTTCCACCATTGGCAACAGCAACAGTGCCGGTGACGTTTGTAGCGTTGCCAGTGACATTGCCAACAAATCCAGCACTGGTAAACCGACCGACAGCAGATCCACCCGCGGCAACACCCAACTCGTTTGCAGTGACACGGTAAAAACCGGTATCCAAGTCACCGTTGAATGTCCAAGATGGCGCAGCAGCGGTTCCTGCTGGAGCAATGTAGATGTCCTGTGCGCCAGACTGCCATTCCTTCAGGTCTGACATCAGCGTCCGAATAGCATTGTTGATACCAGACGGAGCGCAGCCTTCAGCAATGTTGATGCTGTTGATGTCTGTGTTGAGGTCTGGATTAGTGTCGAACTCGCTGATCTTAGTCTTTGCCATGTTTACTCCTCGCTCAGGCCAAAGACCTGACCATATCCAAGTTTCAGTGCGCGTTTCTGGAGTTCCTTGGACAAAGGAACCATCTCAGCAGTCGTTGCCTTACGCATCAACCGAGCAGCAAGTTTAGGATCAAGCATCGCATCAACGATGACCTCTCGGATCATATCGTCAGATCCGTTATACAACCACTGCATAGGCGTGACAACCTTTTGCAGAGCAGGAGGGATGTCGCCAAATATTGACTTGCCAACAATGCCGCCCATCACATTTGCAACAGACAGGTTGCGGAACGTGTTTGATCCAGGTTCCTGCGTCACCCGCAAAGTTGCATCATCCAAGTCCTGAGCAACACGCTTCAACACAGCAAGCTGCGTCCTAGAAAGATCAGTTTCTTTCTCGGCAGCGCGAATAGCATTCACAAACTTTGGTTGAGAGATCAGATACTCTGAAACATTGCCAGGATCTCTGATCAATGGAGTAGTGGTCAGAACCTTGCCTCGGGATTGCTGCGCTGCTTCCATGCGCTCAATGCCTCTGCTTGACGCAGCAAACTTACGCAAGTATTCAGCATAACCAGGAGCAACAGACTCAATCTGATCATCGACAGATCGGATGACTTGCTCTAGCTGGCCTTTTGCAAGCCTGTACGCAGATCCATCCTTGTCCAGCAAACCTTGAGCCGCATCACGCAAGTCCTTGCGAATCTCATACAGTTCCTGCGGAGTCCTTGCTTCTGCAATACGCTGCCGAGCAAAATTCATCGCTCGTTCA